TTGTAACGCTGCGAAACGCCGGTTCTGCTGGTGGGTTTCCATTACAAGCATGGTGATTAGCCTCTTGCAGTGATTGCCAAGCCCAATTGCATTCGACGCAGACCCAGTAAGGCGGCTCTGAAGATGGTCTTACTTGTTTAAGCATTACGCCACCACCCTAGCATCAAACTCACCCCGCAGCCGATTAACCGTAGGGTCAGCGCAAGCCGCAGCATTAGCCAACAATTCCTTGCTGCTATACACACCCTCGCCTGGCTCACCATTAGCCAAGCCCTGCCCGTTAATCTCATAGACCGCCACCCAATCGCTAGGGCTTTCCAGCCGCTTCCACGGCACCAGATCAGGGCGAATAACATGGCTCTCGCAGCCGGTATGCTGCGCCTCAATTGGTATGATGGCATCCCACTTGGCGCAGTGCCATGTTGAATCGGACAATGGCGTTGCATGGGCGCAGGTGCGGCAGTTAACTTCTTTAGTGGTCTTGCTGCCGTGGCAGAAGTCATGCGCCGCGCACATCTTGCACTCAAACCAAGTAGGGTCGGTGCTGATGGGTGGTGGCAGGCGGTCGGTCAGGGTAAGGCGCTGGCCTCTGGCAATGGCTTTCTCTGCATGGGCGCGGTTATACTCTAGGCGCTCTGTATATACACGGTCATCGTCTTTGCAGACGGCGACATACAAAGCGCGTTTCAGGTCGGTGCCGTGCATATACACTTGGCATTGTGTGAAGTGCATGGGCTTACTCTTTGCCACGCCATTTTTCTCCAAGTCATTGAATGACTTGAGACTGTGGGTTTTGAATTCTAGAACGTGTTCGGACTTTGGCGCACCAGGCACCCCCTTGCCAATGCCGTCCAAGCTGCCGCTAACGTGGCTACCAAAGTCCACTCGGCGTTGGGTGCCTGATACGGTCATTTTAATGGCGCGCAGGTCGCTGATGATAGTGGCCTCTTCATTCTGACCACGCCGAAACAAGCGCAGAATGCGGCCCTTAAACTTTTCCTGCACCGCCCAACGAAACGACAGCCATAGCCAGCGATCACAGTGGTGGCCTAGCATTGAGCAACCAAGGTGGGCACGAGGCTTTTCTAGCCGTGCCTCATGGGCTTGATCAATCAAGGAAGTTATGGTAATCTCGGGTTCAGGTATTTGCATTGTGTGTTCTCCTGTTGGTTGGTCGATTGACCCCGCTTTAATCGGCGGGGTCTTTTTTTTACTTGCTCTTAGCCCAAGGTGGCGCGGCCTTAGCAGGTGTAGCGGCAGGCGCTACAGCCTTGAACAGCGCTACAGTTCCTGGTTGGGGACCGCCCAAAGCCCGAAATGCCTTAACCTCGTTACCTGCATACTCACCAGTCTTCAGCGACAATTTGATGCCAAGGTTACCGCCAATCAGTTGGTCGGTGTCGGATACCTTAGCCAAGCCAATGGCTCGCATGATCTCTCCAAGCTGCTGGCGTCCGATCTCCTCGGCCTTGGTGCTTGCGTTCTTGATGTTGAGGTTACCAAATACAACCCGCCCTTGATGGCTGGGGCCAGTGATGGTGTACTTGACCGCAATAAACTTGCCATCGCCTGCTTTGGTGGACTTGATCTCAGCACCAGTAATAGTGGCGTTGTACCAGCCCTCGGGCAGGGGTTCAAAGTTGTTATTACCAACGGGCAGCGTGTCAACGCTAAATTCTTCGTCTAAAAAAGCCATGATTTAATCCTAAAAAATGTAATTTGTTAATTCCAACCACCGGCAACGCTAGTGCCAGTGCCATTGCCGTCACCATAGCCAAGACCAGTGCCAGCACCATAGCCAGAGCCAGTTCCAAAGCCACTGCCAGAGCCAGCACCAGAGCCAGTGCCAATTCCCCACCCACCGCCAGCGCCACAGCCATCGCCATAGCCATAGCCATAGCCGGAGCCATCGCCAGTGCCATCGCCAGCACCATAGCCTGATCCATCAATAAATTGTTCAGCCATTAATTGATTCCTTTGCGGCGTCAGAGCAAACAATAAGTTCGCATACACCAGTTAAAAAAATCAAAGGGTTCATTGTGTCAATTTTGCTATCTGATTTAAGGCCGTTTTGCGCCACTCCAGAAAGAGCAATTCCGTCCTTTGCTTTCCATGACCACAAACGTCGAGAGTCTTTAAGAATGACATTCTCGCCATCTGCGCTCACAACTTCTCCGGCGTGTACACCAGCAATATGACAACGAGCTATAACGTATTTTCCGCAAAATGGATGCGGCGTTGTAATTGCAGGAATATTGTCAATATTCATATTAATCCTTAGTGATTGTAAAAGTAGGGCGTCCAGGGGTGGACGTGATAGCACCAAGCAAAGGCCCAGTCACGGCGTCAGCAGCCGCATTCCATGCCTTCGCATTGATCTCGGGCTTCCAGCGGAAAAGGCTGGAAAGGTGTTCAGAGATACCGGCTTCAGCAGCCAGCACTTGCAATTTGTCGGCGTCAATCTTCTTGTTGATGCGGCCTTCCATGCGGATGGTGAAGCCGTTTTCCTCAACTTTGACCGTGCCATCCAAGTCTTTGGGAATGCCAAAGTGAATAGCCATCTGATCTTCAATGTCACGGCGCTCGGCCACTGCAAGGGTTTCCATCTTTTTGGCTTCTAGCCAGCGTTGGTATAGGCTCATGCTGTCACCTCAAATTCTGCGTTAAGTGATGCCATCACTCGGTTAAGTACAACCCTACCGTGTACGCAATCCAGCTTGCGTTCAAACTGACCAGCGTTCAGATGGACCTCATCCACAATGCCGTACAGGGTAATAAAGGCATTCTGAATGGCAATCAGATCGGTAAGGCTGATAACAGGCTTCATGCTGCACCGCCAATCTTGGCAATGATCTCGCCCAAGTCAGGGGCTTCCCATGCGCTCAACTTGCCGCTGCGGTCTTTGGCAAGCCACAGGCCGTCAGAGTCGCACATCAGGGCGCGTTGGGTGTTGCCCTCGGCGTCTTTCTCAACCCGTAGTGCTAACACCTCGTCGAAAAAGTAGGGCAGCGCTTGGCCGGTTTTGTTACCTGGCATTGAAGGGCTGTACAGAACCCGTCCCATCTCGTCTTGGGTCTTTTCCAGTTTGGCGGTCATCAGAACGTGGCGACCTGGAATGTCGCGGAATGCCCGAATAATGTCAGCCATCTGTTCTTGCATAGCGCCATAGGCAGCGCGTGGGTCTTTGTTGACCTTCTTTTCATGATTCAGGCAAACTTCGGCGATCTCAGAAATCGAATCAAGGGCTACGCTCTTGTAATCAGACTCCAAAACCCATGAGTAGGCTTCCCGCAAATCATCCATACTTGTAATTTCCAAGTAAGGAAGGTCAGCGTCTTGAATGGACAATAATCCACCCTCGGCAGACAATACAACGGGGCTTGGCAACGTCTTGATCAGACTTGTCTTACCCGCACCAGCCTGTCCGTAGACAAGCAATTTGACACCGTTGGCACTGAGGCCGCTAGTGCGTTTTAACGAAATAGCCATGTGGCTCTCCTTCTGTTTGCGCTTCCGTCTGGACTCAGTTCGAAGCGTGGCTAGATCATAGCATAAGTCTGTGATACAGTGTCAACAACTTTTTAACAACAAGGCAAAAATAAATGTCAGACCTCGCAAGTATCTTCGGTGGCCCTTGGTCGCCGCCAGTGCAACAAGCCCCCACCGCACCAGAGGATCAGCTAAAAGACGCCATGCTTGGCGCAGGTCTCAAGCCACCAGACACCATACATTTAGACGGTAAATTGCACCGATTTAATTCAGGCACCAAGGGTGAAAAAGGGCACGACAAGCCTGGCTGGTACATAGCCTTTAATGATGGCGTACCGGCAGGGCGTTTTGGATGTTGGCGCTCTGGTGTTGAGTTGACTTGGAAGGCAGAGATTGGGCGCAGCCTGACGGTAGCCGAAGAAATGGCGCAGTCTCGCAGACTGTCAGAGGCCAAGGCCCAGCGCGACGCAGAGCAGGCCAAGACCCGCGAAGTAGCGGCGCAGACAGTAGAGATCATCTGGTCAGAAGGCAGCGCAGCAAGCCCAGAACACCCCTATTTGTCTACGAAAAAGATTGCACCGCACGGCGCACGGGTAACAGGCGATGGACGTTTGATGGTGCCCCTGTACAACGAAGACGGGGAACTCTCCAGCATCCAATACATTGCCGGTGACGGCGATAAGAAGTACCACCCAGGTGGCAAGACTGGCTCTATGTTTTGGCTGCTTGGCAGCATGGATGACGCCGATACGCTCTACATTGCCGAGGGCTTTGCAACAGCGGCCACCATTGCAGAAGTGACCGGCAAACCCTGCGCCGTGGCCTACAGCGCCAGCAATCTGGTGCCTGTGACAGGCATCCTTAAAGAATCACACCCCACGCTTGACATTTGCATCGTTGCCGACAATGACGCCAGTGGCGTAGGACAACGCTACGCAGAGCAAGCCAGTGCAAAGTATGGTGTCCGTATGACAATGCCGCCGGTCTTAGGGGACGCTAATGACTACGTTCAAGAAGGGCACGACTTGGCGCTTCTTTTAAAGCCAATAGCGACCACAGACTACCTTATTCATGCCGACGGGTTTTCAGAGCAGCCAGCGCCCATCTCGTGGCTTGTAAAGCATTGGATACAAGATCAAGCCTTAGTGATGGTGCATGGCCCTAGCGGTGGTGGCAAGACCTTTGTCACGCTTGACTGGATGCTGCACATTGCTAGTGGTAAGCCAACATGGTTTGGTCACAAGGTCAGACCCGGCAACATGGTGTATTTGGCCGGTGAAGGACACCACGGTTTGCGAAGCAGGATAGCGGCGTGGAAGCACCACAACAGCGTCACCAGCCTCAATATGTGGGTAAGCAAGTCAGGACTTGACCTTAATACACCAGAGGGCTACTTGAAGGTTTTGGAGGCGGTCAGGACATTAAAGATCAAGCCAAGCGTGATCACGGTAGACACCTTGCACCGTTTTATGGCCGGTGATGAGAACAGCGCACAGGACGCCAAGACCATGCTAGATGCCTGCGCGGCACTAATGCAGGAGTTTGGCTGCACCGTCATTTTGGTTCACCATACCGGCGTGTCAGATGAGGCCCAGCACCGTGCCCGAGGCTCTAGCGCATGGCGTGGCGCATTGGACATCGAGATCAGCATTGTCCCAAGCAAGCCTGGCAAGCCAATGGAGATCATCCAGCGCAAAAGCAAAGATGCTGAGATGTCGCAAACCGTGTACGTTGAACTTGAGTCGGTGGCAATACCTGGTTGGCTTGATGAGGATGGAGAACAAGTCACCAGCGCAGTGCTAATTAAAGGCGAAGCACCAGAGGGTAAGAGCAAGGGCGACTCGCTTGGTTTTGCATCGTTTGAGCGTGCATGGTTTGCCACTGGTGCCGAAGATCGAGGCGGCGCACCGTACCTTACCCGCAGCGCGTTCTTTGACTGGGCATTGGTAAATGGACTGAAAAACAAGGAATACACCAAAGACAGTTTGAGAGCGCAAATTCCAGCTGACAAAAACAATGGCAAGTACATCAAGCCATTGACCGAGGCAGGGCTGATTCAAGTGTATGAGAACGGCTGGATCGTGATTGACGCAGGCCAAGCATCAGGAATGATGCTAAAGAAAAATTCCAATTAACAAAAAAACTGTGATAAACTTTAGAACATGACCCCAAAGTCCTTTGATCTAAAAACGTGCAAGAGCCTAGTAAGCGATGACTTGGTTCGCATTCTTGAGGCTGACGCCAAGGAAGCCGCTGAGTCTTTTAGGAATCGTTCTGCGATTTGGCGCGATGTTCCAACGGATGGTTTGATTAAAGAAGCAAAAACGTATTGGGAAACGATTGAGCATACAGCGCAACTTACCATTTGGTTTGCAGCGCATCAACAAAGAAAGAGCAAATTAGATCGAATGCCAGATAGTAATTATTTTTTATGAATCGACTTACACAACTCAAAGCCAAGCTAAGAACCGCGCAAGCGGAACTGGCTATTCGCACTCGGACGCAAAACAGCGCATCTCGGGCCTATAACAAAGTAACCGCAAGGATTGCTGAACTGGAGGCAAAGATAAATGCTTACGAAAAAAAGGTGTGATGAATTATTTGAATATCGAGATGGTTTTCTTTATAGAAAACAAAAAACACACGGCGCATTAATTGGTGAAATTGCTGGGAACCAACGTAAAGATAAATATTTTCATGTTCGCGTTGATGGTAAAAGACAGTTATGGCACAGAATTATTTTTGTTATGCACTTTGGTTGGGAACCTGAAACTGTTGACCACATTGATGGCAACCCAAGCAACAACAAAATAGAAAATTTGCGAGCCGCAACTAGATCACAAAATCAACACAATCGTCGTCAAAACAAAAATTGTTCTTCTGGGATTAAAGGTGTTTCTCTTGTTTCAAATGGTTTGTGGTGTGCTCGATTAAATGTAAAAAGACAAACTGTGTTTAAACAATTTTTTGATGATTTTGAACTGGCTCAGTTTGCTATTGAAGAAGCAAGATGCAAATATCATGGCAATTTTGCCAAGCACATTTAAGGAGAAACAAAATTGCTGACTTGGCGCAAATTTCAGAGTGAACTGCCTAATTACAGCGAGACTGACTTGTTGGTTTTGTTGCAAGAAGAACGCGCAAAGCATAGGCGCGTATCCATGCTAGAGCGTATCCACCAACGCTACTGCACCCTCAGAACCAATCGGGAACGGTTGGAAATTTTGAAAGAAGGAAACAAACCGTGAATGCAAGACCAGGTAAATATTTTGCTTTTGGCCCTTACAAGGCCGAAGCCATTGGCCCCAATGGATGGTGGGGCATTATGAACAAACACAACATTAATTGTTTGACGTTGGGTAACGGTCGGGTTTTTACTAATGAAACCGAAGCTAAAAAGTTAGCAAACGAATGGAATGAAGGAAAAGTGTTTGAATATTTGCCAGACCCGTATCAACCGCCAGTTACAAAAAGGTGGACAGACGCAGAAATGTCAGCATATATTCTTAGCCGCCGATTTGTAAACGGGCGCTGGTGGTCGCCAACGGAAATTGATGCTGGGTATCATTTACAAAAGAAAACAAAATTATTTTACAACTGAAAGAAGAAAACAAACCATGACCAACAAAGAAGAAAACATTGACAACCCCCCGCTGTGGATGATGTTTGTCACCGGCGTGTGGACGATGCTCGCCCTCATTGGCATCTTTAGCTTTGGCATGATGTGCCTCGGGTACTGGTGGGCTAAGACATGAGCTGGCCCTTCCCGCCCTTCCCCATGCCGGTGCCCGTCAACACGGCACCACCTAAATTTAACCCTGACAACTATGAGGAGGCCCTGTTATGACAGGCTTTGACAGCAAACGCAAAATCGCGCTGGACAGATTAGACGACGATGATGTTCAGGTCTACGCGCAGACAAATTTAAAAGGCGCAGAAATGACTAAAGACGAAGCATTGAAGCTGGCGCTTGAGGCGCTGGATAGCAAGTACATACTTGGCTGCGGCGAATGGAGAGGCCAACAAAACAAAGCCATCACCGCCATCAAAGAAGCCTTGGCACAGCCAGAGCAGGAGCCGGTGGAAGTTTGCTGCGGCGATTATTACAAATGCTCCAAACCATGCACCCTAAGAGGCAGATATTACGGTGAAAAACTAACACCAAAGCGTACATGGGTAGGACTGACGGATGAGCAATTTACAGAAGCTGCAAGGCTGGCTGAAGCGGGTAATTACTTGGTGGCGTTTCAACGCATTCAGCAATGGCTAAAAGAGGGGAACACATGAAAGAAGCATTGAAATACCTTCAAGCTGGTGCGATTGTTCCCGTGGACATGGAAACAACCATACTACTTGTGAATGCACTTAAAGAAGCCTTGGCACAGCCAGAGCAGGAGCCTGACAATTTTTGCCCGAGGTGCGGTAAGCGCACCAACGACATACACACCTGCACACCACCATTATGGGGGAACACATGAGAGCAAGAAACTGGGCAGAGGAGCGCAAGGCGCGGGAACTGCGAAAGCTGCTTAATGAGGTTGACCCCACGCGCACTATACCGTCACCCACGCCTTCACCGGCCATGAACCTTTGGGAGCGCCCAACTTACAAGCCTGAACAGATGGAACCTGTGAGGCCAGGGGCTGACAATAATCAACGTTACAAAAGCAGGGGGGTTTAAATGACACCTAAAGAACTACAACTGCACCACATTGGCGGTGTTTACACCGAAAAGTTAACGGGGGCTATCTACTCAGTCCTTAATTGGGGCGCTGGCTTTGAGCATGGTTTGCGCCGCTTAGAATTTATTGCTGATGACCATACCTACACATTTAAAACCACGGAGCAACGCTTTGACTTTAGCGACAAACGACCCTACGGGCCTAAACAACCATGAACGATCTACCTAACTTTGCCGCTTGGTCAAACAAGAACTTGGCCGATTTCGCCGTGGAAGCGTATTTAAAAATGCAGGAGCAGCAGGACTACATCATGCAGCTTCAGGGCGACTTTAAAGACGCTATGGTCGAGTTACGCAAACTGACGGGTTCCTTGCCGGTCAATGATAAGAGCCTGCCTGCGGGGAAGTAATCCAACGGCGCTAGGGACACTGATATGCGTCCAAGAATCAAATTCGCGGATGATCTGGTCGTAGGGTAGCTGCGCGGCCATCAAAGCCCGTACTACTTGATCGGGGGTCATTCCTGGCACCCTAATGTCAGCCGCGCAACCTATGCGGTGCTGAGAAGTGTCTTTGGAACCAACGGCGTCGTTGACCGCTTTAGAGCGAAACGCAGAGTTGACCATGATGGGTTTATTTCCAAGCGCCACCTTGACCAACTCCAGAAACTCAGCCAGTCGTACCAGATTTGCTCGTTCTTCGTCATTTGGCGTGTTGTCCAGAGTCCGGTGGTCAGTATGGGTAAGCTCTTCAAGAGTGAAGTGTGGCGTCATTTCTTGCTCCTCATGTCGGCCAGTTTTTCAACAGTGCGTCCACCAAAATACGCTAGGAAAATGATCTGCCCCCACTGCCCCAGAAGTTGAACGTAAGTTTCTTGGGCGTTGTAGCCAAAGGCCGACATCATCGTAAACGTAAAGAAACCCACGAAGATAGCTATAAGCGCCATTGGGCGAATGTTTTTGGATAGCCAAGAGTCTGACCCCATGTCTGCTGTCCAACGGTCTGTGGTGTTTTGTTGCTCCACCTCAAACATCTTGGTGTCGTTCGCCATCTTGGCAAGTTCGCCGTTCTGGGCAAGCGTAGCCAACTCCATTTGCGCTTTGGCTTTGGCTTCTGGGTCAGGGATTAACTTGTCAATCAGCTTGTTGCCGATCCCGAGAATTGAATCAAGTATCATCATTTACCTTTCTGGCGTTCTTCAAGTAGGGTTACCTTGACGTGCAAGGTGTTGATCTCTTTATAGATTTCTTCCTTTAGCTTGTGCCGCGCTTCAGCCGACAACGGGCTGTCCGTAGGCACGCCTTGAGATGTAATCAGCGCAGGCATCGAACCTTCAATCTTGGTCAAGCGGGTGTTGAACGACGACACTTCACCAAGGAGCCATGCTAAAGAAGCGACGACGATGGGAACCACCGCTTTCATTACGTCTGACCAATTCATGTCAATGTCTCCCCATAAAGTCAACGTATTCCATAGTGCCCCATGCAACTAAGGTCACCAGACCTGCACCGGCTATGGCTAACAGCACCATAGTGATGGCTTCCTCAATCTCTTGCTTGCGCTTTGCCTTGGCTTTCTCCATCGCAATCTCCTCGCTCTTGCGTTTGGCGACGATGTTGTTACGCTCGACCATGATGGCCTGCCATACGTCGGCTTGGCCTGACCAGATCAGGTGCTGCTTCAGTTCATCCTCGGCGTCTTGCAGCATCTTGGCGTGCATGACCGACTCAAACGCCTGCGCGGTGTCTGACTGCCCAAAGGTCTTCTTAGGTTTTGTAGCGGCCTTGGCAACAACGTCTTTGGCCTCAAAGAATTTTATCAGGTCGCCACTTATGGCCCCAATGTCTTTGCCCATTTTGATGGCGGCTTGGATTCCTTTAATCGCAGCCTGGGCGGTGGCAAAGGCTGTGAAGGGGTCCATTATTTATCCTGCTTTGCGTCCAGTTTGTCAAAAATCTTGCCCAGCATATCCCGAATGTCTTTCAGGTCAGACCTGTAGTCATCCTTGGCGAGATAGACCTTGGGCAAGTCCTCACGCATTCTAGACAAATCTGCTTTCAATTCCTTGACTGCTGACCACAGTTCACGGGCAAACCAGCCGATGACGGTCATAATGCCACAAAGAGCAAGGTTAATAAATTGTTGGTTGTCCATTGCTATTGGCCTATCAGTGCGTTTTGGTTTTCGGATTCTGGGGCAAGAGCGTTAATTACGCCAATGTTCCGCATTTTTCCAGGACTTAAATTAGCTTGACCAAGTGCTCTAAGCACATCAATACGTTGCGACGCAGGAACTTTTTTCAGAAGTGTTTGAAAATCTTTGGCAGACTCAAAACCTTTTTCAAGTTCTTTCAATACGTTTGCACTCATTTTATCTTTTAAAATGTCTAATACTTCATTTGTCAATGTTATTTTAATATTTAAAAAACTAGGCAAGCGAAACTTAGATTGGTTTGCTTCCAAGATTATCCTCATGGCGTCTGCGCCAGCTTGAGTTTGGCGCACAACTTCAGCATTGCGTTTTAATTCTGACTCAATACCATTTACCACTCCCATTTGTTGTGGTGACAACATTTGGCTTAGGTCGTCGTATCTTGCCGCGCCAGTAGATTTTTTAATCAGTGCGTTTTCGCCACGCCCCAATGCGGTCATAAATGGCCCAGCACGTTCGCCAGTACCAAGAGGCTGTGCAAGAACTTCCTGCATTGCACCTAAGACTTTAGCTTGGTTAACTGGCGGTGATGCAGCAGCAAAAACTTGTTGGGCTTTTTGATAGCCGGGCAACTGTTGCTCAATAGTGCTTTTAATGTTGGTAAGATTTTTAACAATAAACTTATTGTCTTTACTAGAAATTAAATCTTTAAGGTTATCCAACACCGAAGATACTTGCTGTGCGTTTGTGCTGGCCTCTAAACCATTTTTGACTTGGTTCAACGCAGACACTAACTTTGTGTTGCCTGGATTTTCTGCAAGCAATCCATCAATCTGTTGAGTCAAAGGCAGCACGTTAATAGATGTAGTAGGCTGAGTAGCAGCGATATACAGTGGGCTGCTTACATTACCGCGCATAGCTTCAGCACTTTGCAGATCAGGTGTAATGCCTTGTAACCGCGCCATGCGGTCAGCTTCTTGTGCTTGGTCAATAGACAATTTGCGGCCTGGCGCTGTTTTGGCCTGAACAGTTTCACCAAGATACTGTATTTGAGGTGACATTACGTCCGCCAAAGATTGACGCACTGTCATACCTGGTTGTGCGTTGGCAAGCGCATTTTGCGCAGCAGCTAAGTTTTGTGGTGCTCTACCTTCTTCAGTCAACGCATTACGTACAATATTACCCGCACGATTTGCCGCACGTTGGCCCACTACTGCATCAACCACATTGCTTGCGCCTTTTGCACCTAACCCTAATCCGTAATTAACAGCTTCAGTAGCAGGTGTCATCGGGTTAATTATTTTAGCAGCACTAGCCATGACTTTGGATACGCTAGGTGCAAAACGCGCAGTTGCAGTAGCTCCACCAGAAATTAACGTAGACAAATCGGCGGCAGCCCCTACAGGGTCTGTAGCCAACGTGGCTTTGATCTTGTCCATGTCGCCATATCTTTGCTGATACTCACCACCTACAGCGTTTGCAGTTTTAATTGCTCGTTGCTGGGCATCCGGATTGATTTCAATTGCGTTGATGGCTGACTGCACGGCTTTGGGCATGGCATTGTAAAAGCCGCCCGCAGCCAAGTCCGATATGCTGGTCAGGGTGTCAATCGGATGTGCTAGGCTTTGGACAATCCCGCTTACAAATTTACCCGCACTTTCAGGCGCGTTTGCCAAGGCTTCACCGCCTACATCGCTCCAGCTTCGCCGAGGCATAGGCATACCCTCACTAACGGGTCGCGCTGTTGATAAATCAAATCCCGCAGGTGCTACGGGCTTGGCTGTGGATAGATCAAAACCTGCCATTACGGCACCTCTTTGAAAGATTTTCCATCTGGGCTGACGTATGCTTTCTTGCCTGCTGCGTCAGTGTGTAGCGTCCACTCAGAAGGCACGCCTGCGGGCCTAGTCGCCGTTGCAGCCTTTGTAAATCGGGGAGGAACAACGATTGTCTCAGTAGAGATACCCGTGCCTCCAAGCGCCGATGCGGGTATTTCTTTGACGCGCTTGCTCCATGTTTCTGCGCTTGCTGTTGCGGCCTTATGCGAGAGTTCAGCCAAGTTACGCAGCGTTTGCGCGTTGTAGTCGATTGAACCACCCGCAACGCGCTCCAAGAATTGCAAGTCTTTGTCCGTAAATCCTTGGCCTGTTCCAAGGCCAGAACTCTTAACCATGCCAAGCGTATTTCGGCCCAAGTTAGAAATAAGCGTTTCTGTATTGGCTATCTTTTCGTCGTTGCTTGCGCCAGCGGCGTTAAGGACGCGGGCAAGGTTCAGTTTAACTGAAGCTGCTGGGCCGACAAACACATTACCGTCATTCAAACTGGACAATACGCGGTTAGCGTTAGCGGCCAACTCAGGCGCTTTATTGGCTGCGTCGTATCGTGCCACATCCAAATCTGCAATCTTGCCGCCAAATGCTGTGCCATACGATTTTTCAGCGTTTTGAGTAAGGCTAATATTAGTCTTAGGCGCGCTCAACACTTTAAAATCTTCAAAAGAGCCTTTGTACCCGTTATTTTTAGCGTATTCGTACTGTTTAATTTCAGGTTGAGTAGATTCAACCGAAGGCATTACTATTTGCTTTGTTCGTGGATCAACAAGCCCAACACCAGGAACATTGTGATAAACAGGTTCTCTAGATGCCAATGCAATGTCAGCATCAAGTGCTTTTGCCGCTGCAATGCTTTGTTGCGTACCCATACCCAAAAGTGCATCACGTTTTTGACGTAACCCAGAAACATCAGGACTTAGCGCATTACTTACTGGTGCGGGTGCAGCAACAGGTGCCAAAGCATTCACAGGAGTCACAGGTGCATTAACATCATATGTGCCACTACTCAATGCGCCAGGCGCTGCTCGTGCAACTGGTGCAGCAGGTGCAACTGGCGCAGTATTGCTGCCACCCATAATGTTTGCAAATTGTTTTTGTTGCTGTATTTTTTGCAATCCTTGCGTTCCAATATCTACAAAATGCGGAATGCCAGATTGAATCATTGCCCCAAAATTTTCTTCTAAATTGGGCGATTTACCATTTGCCACAAATTGTTCTTGCAATTTAGCAAGCGCATCACGATCACGTTTCAATTGATCAACTTGCAGTTGGGTTTGTTCCATCTGCATTCCAGATTGTTTTAGTTGCTGCTGTGCAAGTTGGTTTCGCTGTGCCTCTTGCTGACCAGCCATCATGTTTCCTGCAATGTTTACAGGTTCCAAAAGTCCGTAATTTACTGCCATGATTAGCGCCTCATGTATTTAAGTTGTGTAGTTGCCATTGCCGCTACTACTAAACAAGCTGCCAAAGTTAGGGCTTGTCTGACCATAAAGTTTGGCAATATCGCCATAACTTGACGCATTTGATCTTTGTGCAGCAAGCAAAGCATTGGCTCTATTTTCACCAGTACTTGTCATCAAATTTCCAACATTTGCACCATAAGTTCCAGCTTGAGAACCAGCACCAACCGCAGCATTTTGTCCAGATGTCATCAAGCTACCCAAGGGAGCCAACTGATTTGTTCGATTGGTTTGATAGCGGGTAAACGCATTTTGATATTCATTTGAGGCTTGATCTTGTGCATATTTTTGCAACCCAGTCATACTTTGACCGGAAATCAGGCCACCACGGCCAGCAGCTTGATGCCCAAGTTGTTTCATGCCTTCACTCAATCGAAAACCATAGCCAGGGTCTGCCGTGTAGTCAGCCATGCTAAAGTCTTTGCCGTATTTACCATAGTCAGCAGCACCAGCATTCCCACCAAGGCCAAGCAATTCCATCAGCCGGTTTTGACCAGTTACACCAGCCTCACGGTAAGGTGCGTTCAATTCAAGCTGCTTGTCAAACATTTGCTTCTGAAGTGCTTGAGCGCTTTCAGATGCTTGTGTTGCAGTGTCACTAGCCCTAGAGGCAGCTTGTCGATTTTGAGAACCGCTAAAAAGCGATACAGCAGCGGGGATAATAAATGACCAAGGCATAACTTACTCCTGTAAACATTGAGCCAATGTGTGCATTTCAACATCATCACCAGCAACGATTAACACATCGTCTATTTCATCGGTATCGGTGCATTCGGTTGCATGAATGCAATACCACACCACATCAGTTAACGATTTTACGCCGTGGTGCTTGTTTGCTTGAATTGTTAAACACGCTGGCGCATGGACAACGGACTTAACACCATCAACAACCAACTCAACTGACCCACTTGCTAGTACAGATAGATGATCATATTTATGCTTATGTTGGACAAGAATGTTTCCTGCTGGAATGCGGGTTTCTTTAGCATAAACACCAGCACCAAAGTGATGACTGATCATATTATCCAACAATCCAAATTGTGCCGTTGTCAAACACGGGGATAACCACCGCCCCACCGCCAACTGGAGCCGCCCCGAATGCTGGTGCCAAAGCATCAGTCACCCATGATCTGCGCCCTTGCGTCCCTGCTGCTGGCAACGTTGCTACGGTATAGGCTACTCCTAATCCTGTGCCACCATTTGCCACTGGCAATACACCGCTAACCTGAGTGGTCAGACTTACGCCGCTAAGGGTGCCGCCAAGGGTCAAACTGCCTGTGCTTGTGACTGTCCCAGTTAACGTAATGCCGTTGACAGTGCCCGTTCCGCTTACGCTGGTTACGGCGGTTGATGTAATTGTAAAGTTAGGGTAAGTACCAGTAACCACGTTTGTGCCAGCACCCGTAAGCACCACCGTCTGATCTGGCAAACTATTGATAATTGAAATTGAACCAGAGCCGTTAGTTACGGTTATGCCAGTTCCAGCGAACAAGGTGTTAAGGGAATACCCTGTACCGTTGCCAATTAGCAATTGGCCGTTGGCGGGGGCCGTGCCTAAACCCGTACCACCATTTGCTACTGCAACAATGCCAACGCCGCTGCCCGTAATGCCGTAAACATTGTTAAACCACAAAAACCATTGTGGTGAAACCATGTTTGTCTGCGGGTCCAAGAAGGGGACGCGAGGCGCAGGAATTTGTGAATATGATCCGGCCATTATGCGTTCGTCGGTGAAATCAACAACTCAGCACCCATGATGGCAATCTTCACGGGATCGGTGCCAGATACTTCATAAACTCGGTCACGAATTTTTTGAGTCATGCCCAATCGCCGCCAGATCGTGCGGTATCCGTATTGGCCGATGGCACCCATCTCGCGCCAATGCTCATTGGACCAAGTGTGACCGCCATCATCAGACCAGCGCAGCATGGCCTCTGGAGTAGAGCCTTGGCCGGTATTTAGGCCAACGCCTGTTTCGCAGTCAAGCTGGAGGCTGTGCTGCGCTGTGCGCTTTAGGTTGTTCTGGCCGGTAGGCAGCGCCCGCCATGAGCGCAGCCATTTTTGAATGCCACCATTGTCAGCGTACACATCCAAGTCAAGCGTGTAGATGTTGCCGTTCTCAAAATCGCCTACTACAGTATTGCCGCTAAAGTTGCACTGGCAGTTGCTGCGGTGCCGCACAAACTCGCCATTGTCAAACCCTGCACGTTCGTGCCAGGCTTGGGTGGACACATCGTAAACCCATGTTGCGTTGGCGCTGGGAAACGTTAGCACGTAAAAGGCATGACCTTCTTGTTGGTATGTATAGGCCAAAGCATTAGCCAGATTGCCGTATTGAGCTATTGCGTACTCAATGGCATGGGTAGAAACCCTAAGTGCTGAGTATCCGTTGGCTTTGTAGACAATACCCTGACCACGGGCGTCTGTACCGAGCCAGAACAGGGTGTTATCGAGCTTGGCAACAGAGTAAGCAGCTACACATCCAACTTCATTAAAAGCGCCTTGAATGGGCGTTAAAGGGAAGTTGGCAAGGCCAGCGTTGTACCAAACTTCAGTCGAGTCAGTGCCAAACACCCAAAGTTGACGGTGGTCACTATTGATTGCCACCACGCCGTCTGGAGAGCCGTCTGCGCTAGAAAAAAACAAGGGATTAAACACTAGCGGGTAGATGTAGTCACCATTTGCAGGGTTTATCGTATCCACCGACCAGAGCCGTTGGCTATTTGGCTCGTTAAAAATAAATTGGGTATCTAGATAACCAACCGTTACAGCGCCAGGGAAGTTGACATCTGTAATCTGGTTAAACTCGTTAGTTGGTTCGTAATAGGTGTAGCTTGGGCCATTACAGGCAAAGAATAACACCGCACCATTGTCAGCAATAGAAACTGGGCCAGTTCCAGATACATTGCCAATCTTGACAGGTGTAGCTGTCAATCCAGTAAGTTTGTAGACCTCGGTGCCTGAAACAACATAGAAGTCTGTGCCATTGGTCTGGTGCGCCCACAATGCCCGAATAGGGCCGGTGCCTACGGTTTGCAAGAAGTTAAGACCTGGCGCACGATTTAGAAACCCAGCCTCCTTGCCACCCTCGGGGACAATTTCAGGAAACAGGTTGACCATGCGGTTGTCCGCAGCATTGATGCTACGGGCAACATACGATGCGCCAAGAATTGGCGTTTTCATTAGTAGTTGCCTGCGTAAATGTTAAACCGTTGACGAGTTGCCACCAGCGAATAGGGCATGGACATGATGTCGTCAGGGTTGTTGATGCGCTTCAGATTGCGCTTGCTAGTCATAGCAATCCGCTGCACTTGTGGGCTTGGCTCAACACCAAACTCTGGCGCAAACTCCATTGCCAAGTTGTAGGTAAACGCACGCAGATAGCCTGGCGGGAACAAAATGTCAGTCGCCAAGGTGGCGGGTTGGGTAAGTTCCTCAACGCTGATAAAGTGCCATTCCAAGTCCCGTGTGGGACGTGGATAGATGTACATGTCAATATCTGGGTATGACATGTTGGTAAACAGCACTTGCGGGTAAGTGGACGTAACCGTCTTTACAGCAATACCATCGTATTGCTGCTGGTTAATGAACTTGATACCAAAGCTGACGTTAGTGCCTGGGTCGCGGTAGTAGGTCGCGTCATCCAGCAAGATAGGCCGATTGCCTACAAAATCGCCTGTTGGGCCAAGAGTGCGGTTGATAAAGCCAGCAGGCCAAGTAAACATTTGATCTTGGGTGCTGAACACCGACAGACGTTCAGTGTTCCACGAATCGATCATCTGGTTCAGGGCAACCAGAGCATCTTGCGAGGTAGCTGCCGATGGCGTTTCACCTTCAGCTAAGATGCCAAGCAATCGAAGCGCACGATTTATTTGGTCTGCTGCGGTGTATGTTGCCATGTTAGATTTCCTCGGTTACAGCCTTGCGCGTGTATTTGCGCTTGATGTTTAGCGCATTTGTATCTGGTTCAGAGACTAAAGCAGGCGTATCGGGATTGTACCGCGACCAGCCGTTTTTCTCATCGTATTCAGCTTCAAGCTCCATTGTGGCAACTTTTCGCCCGTGGACGGGGTGCATTAGGTAGATGATCATGTTAAAAAAGGGGGGTTTTTACGCCCCCTTCTTTTACGCTTGTGCAACGTGAATCAAAGCAAAATTCAAAGTAAGCGCCTCAGACAAGCTGCCTGCGGATGCATTTGAAATTACCACGGTAAATGATCCAGCGGCCACAGCGGCCACTGAAAGCAAATACGTCCCCGCCGTGGCTGCGCCGCTTGCTAATGCCACTATTGGAACATCATAAGCACTAACCGCGCTATTTGTCACGACAAATGCAACTTCAGTAGCAGCTGCCAAAGCAGCGTTGTTAGTAACAATTTGACCAACAGATGCGTTGATGGTTACGCCAGTAGACTTGCTGGTAGCTTGGGTAACAGTTGAAGGCACTGTAGTAGAACTTCCAGTGTTGTACCCCAGTTGCCCACTTCCGGCTAAAGCATAGATTGTTGCTGAACCTTTAAGGTCTTGATCTTCAAAAGCAACACCAATAGATTTTGTATTTGCCATAATTATTTCCTTTAAAAACAGGGGCCGAAGCCCCCGTTCATATTAGCCAACGCGATACAAAGACCAGGCAGCGTCACCAGTTCTGACTGCGCGGTAAGTTTGCGCCGTGCCAGCAGTGGTAACAGTCATCAAGCCTTGAGTGCCAGACGAACCAATAGTCCAGCCGGTGTTGGTGGTGATTGTAATCACGCCGCTGCCGGAACCATTGGTGTTGATCACCGTAAAGTCAAAACAGCTGTTGTTTTTAGCACTGGGGACGGCTGCGTCCAGATCAGTACACAAAGGCAAAGTGTATGCGGCTGCGGTGGTGGTAGGAGTGCCCAAAAGGATACCATTCAGAATTTGAGCAGTTGTCAGAGTTGCTGTGACAGTTGCCGTTGCTGGGGTAGCTTGGGTGCGAATTTGAACTTCAGACAGATTGCCGTCACCAAGTTGGTAACCGCCTGCGCCATTAGGGAGAGCCATGATAATTTCCTTAAAAAGATGTTTAGAGAGAAGGGGCCAAAGCCCCGTTCAATTTAGCCCCACAGACGGCAAGCCATCTGAGGACGGATTGTGCTGAAACCGTACAAAACGTCAATACGGCAAGGCATACGGTCATTGTTGATGTCGTACTGACGAACAACACGCAAGCTAATACCGTTATGCACTGCGCGAGCAGCCATGTCAACACCTTGGGGCAGCAACAGGTCAGCCGTGGCAAATGTTATTGCGTCCTTGTGGTAGATCAAGTTCTGTGCGTAAGCCGTAGAAGCAGTGCCAACAAAGGTCACAACAGCGCTGATCAGTGGCAGGGCAGTCATGGTAGCCAGTGCGTGAGCAGCGGAATACATGGGAGCCACAGTCACGGTCCAAGTGCCAGACACAGCGGTTGCATCAGCCAGAGCCACAAACTGGAACAACGAACCAGTGGTTTCACGGGTTTGTGGGTTCACAGCAAAGACGCTACCGCAGGTAAACACGTCACCAGCTTTGATGGTCGTGGTTACAGAGGCTTGCGACAAGCTGATAGTAGAAGCACCTTCCGAAGTCACCGAAGCAGCAACAATGGTGGCAGCGGATGCATCACGCGAACCCGTGGTGAACTGCTTGATTGACTGAGACATATTGACTTCTTCAAAGCCCAGTACGCCAGTACCCATCATGCCGTTCTTGAACTGCTTGCTGATAGTGTCGGTGGGGTTGAACAAACCTTTCATGCCTTCAACCAAACCAGCGTTAGCGGCAGGATTGACGGTAGCGTAGCGAGGCGACATTACAGCAGCGTTCTCATTCAGCTTCTGCTGGGCTTGCAACAGCACCAAAGAAGTCGAAGGAGTCGTTCCAGGGGTGCCGACGGTGTTGCCGATGGTCTTGAAGCAGTTAGCAACGTCAGCATCAATGCTGGAGGCCAACTGGCTGATACGAGGCTTAAGAACACGCTCTGCGAAGTCGTCCAATTGCATGGTCAGTTCGGCAGAGGTGAAGTTAACACCAATGTGTTTCTGGCTTGCAACAGACAAAGTGGTGTACTGCTCGTTGTCGTCCTGAACTTGCAGGGCGGCACCGTCAGTAACCAAAGCGCGGTCAGGAAGACGGATACGCAGCGTGGAACCAATTTTGGCACCTTGCACAGCAAAGCTGTCATCGTACTGGCGGTTTACGTTACGAGTAAGTACCAAGTTGTTTTCGAGAATTTCAAGCGCTTTGCGCGTGATCATGTCGATGGTTAGGATTGAGTTAGACACAATAAAGTCCTTTAAAAAAGTTAGCGGTTTTGTGCTTCCCACTTCTTACGCTGCCTTGCACGTTCAGCTTCAATCCACTGTGAATCCGTCATAGTCTTAATAGACCGTGGGTCTGTAGTGTCAAAAGCTGCTCCTCCAGAGGAGCGTGCAGTAACTGGCGTAATCGGCGCTGGCGCAGATGTTGTTTTCTTCATGGGAGGTTCAGCGGCCAATTTGGCCTCTATCTTCCCAATTTCTTTTGCTTGGCTAAGAGGCGACAGTCTGGCAATACGATCCGCATCTTTGGGGTTTGAACCAAGGTAGTAAGCTAACTCAGGCCCAATATCCGAAGATTGGATCGTTTCAGCCATCACGTTTGTAATAGTCAACTTGGGGTTATACGCGACTTGTTCAAAATCGGTGTATTTGTCCCGCGCTGCTTCTTCACGCTCCTGATAGCTTTCAAGAACTTGCGACTGCTGTTTAGCAGCCTCACGCCTAGCAATAATTTCTTCAGCCTTTTGCAAGACCATCGCGTCGGGGTTAGCCTCTGCGGAATAATCATCAACTGGCGCTCTCAACACCTGCGTTTCCGCTTGGCGTTGCGCTTGATCTCGTTCCCATTTCCGTTGCTCTCTTGCGAGGCGTTTACCAATTGCGGCGTCAAGTTCCTCTTGCGAGAATGTCTTGGGAGCCTCAACTTCCGGCGTTTCAATTACAGGTTCTGGATTTGCCGCCGTGGCTTCCAGTTCTGGCACGGGTATAACCGCTAGGTTTTCGACTTCATCAGTCATTTGTCTGAATCCTTAGATTCCCTGGTGATCGCACCAGTACGTTTTTTGGCATTATGCCTTATTTATGCCCAAGGCAAAGATAGAGTAACAGGCTTGGATGCTTTTTGAGCATCAATGGCTAACCGTAAATTTTTTTCAATTGCTAGTTTGCTAATTTTTGCATAAACCCATTCCCATACAATGTCTTGCGTGAGTTGGTCATAAGCAACAAAAGATATCGGGTCTAGTTCAAGAACTATTGTCCCTCTCAAAGAATCAAAATAAACATTGTTTTCAACTGCATCGCAATGCCAGTTAATTTCAGACACAACATTTGTTTTGCCATCTTTTGCAATGTAAACAGGCAAGCTATCAATGCACCAATTAAATTGAATCATTTGTTACTTTCTAGTTAG